CTGGGTATTTACAGAGGAAGAACTAAGAAAACTTATTGAGGAAGTGAAACATGCTTAAAGAAATTGTAGGAACAACTGATCAAATTTCAATTCAGATTATTCGTGGAGAACCACAGGTGCGTAAACTAATCGCTGTGGGTGGTCAACCTGGAACTGGTAAAACCACTCTATTCCGTAAGTTTATGGAGAAGTATCAATGGGAGAAAGTCGAACCTAAAAAGATGCTTCCTGCTCTATATTGTAAAGAACTAGACCTATACATTCTAGGTAAGTATGATGATGGAGAAACCTTTGCTGGCACAGATCGTCTAAGTATGGCTGTTCAGCCAGTGGCACAGGAATTTGTTAGAGAGACCACCTCCAATATTCTATTCGAGGGAGACCGAATCTTTAATCAGTCCTTCCTAGAGTTTGCAATGGGACTTCCTAATACGGATCTTCAGGTAATTTACCTTAAAGTTCCAGATGCTATACTAAAAGAACGCTATGCAGAGCGAGGATCCGACCAATCTGAGACTTTCCTAAAAGGTCGTGCGACTAAATATAGTAATATATTGTCTAATTTTGAACTGATGCCCTACATTACAGAGTTCGTTAATACTAACTTAGAGGAGCAGGGAAAGGTTTTGAGTTTCTTGGAAGGACATTTCAAGAGATAAAATGCCTTTCTAGGATGTAAAATGAAGTTCCTAGAAAATGCCAATTTCGACTGGATGGATCTACTCAACTTTGGGGAACGACCATTCAGAGCGAAGTTCATTCCTGCAAAGGTTTGGAAAGATCTTGATCTCTATCGCAACGATGGCAAGGGTCTTTCCAACTACTTCCGTAAGTGGCGAACAAAGATAGAGTTTCGACCAGAGCCATCCAAAGCCAAGATGTATGAATCCTATGTGGCTTGTGGTGGAGAATACGATCCCACTACTCGCCAGTCTACAATATTCATCTACACCTATTACTTCGATGAATTCCCATTCACAGATAAAACTTGGGACAAATTCAAGTATCGTCTAATTCAAGTGACTATGCATGAGTTAATACACTTCATGCAGTTCGATCGTAGAGGAGACGAGTGGAGTGGGTATGTAGTTCCTTACAAAAAGGTTAAGTCACAAAAGAAGAACGACGAGAGAAAGTATCTCTCTGAGTTTGATGAAATACAAGCATATGCACATTGCTGTTTGTTAGACTTTAAAACCTATCGTCCAAATGTTCCTATTGACATTCTGTTATCTCGTGCAAAGAAATACAGAGACTCATCAACCCTTAGATCCTATCTAAAGTCCTTCAATTACGACTACAAGAACAATGTTGCAATCCCAAAGATTATGCAACAGATTATCAAGTGGGATCGTAAATATCAAAAAACAGTCCGAGCATCTCGTCGTCCTAAATAATTAGTATTTACTAATAGGGACAGTGATGGCAGCACAACAGGGCTTCGCCTACGAAAACAATGCATACAAAGCACTTGCCAAATTCGGTATCAGTGCTGGGTCAGGTGCAGCTGGAGCATCGTCCGATCGCCCAGATCTAGAAATCAAACTTATTAGAGATAAAACAGGTGTCAATAAAGAGGGATGCGAGTTAAAGATTGCACCCACTGCAGCAGGTTCACTAGTCCTTAAATACTATGATGGTAAATGGGCATATGGTGTGACTGATGATGATCCTGAAAAGGAATTATTAGTAGCACTTGGAAACAAATACAAACTATTAAATGAGATGAATGTCTCAGGTACATATGGTAAGAATTGGAGAGGTAAAGTTCCTTTTTTACAAAATGATAAAGCAGGTAAGAAGATTGTTCCAAGTGGTAAGACTAAAGCAGATGCCTACAAAGAAGACATAAAGCAGTTTAGTGGTCCAAACGAAGTCCATATACCTGTCCCAGCCAAAGCAATTTGCGACTACTACAACTCGAAGAAGTGTGCATATATTAATGTTGGCACACATGGATTCTTTTTACTAAACAAAGCAGATCCATTAAAACTAAATCAAAAACTGAAGAATAAAATCCCAGACTTTGCTGACATTGCATCATCTAGAATTAGAGTGCGATGCCAATATAAAGGTTCTGGAGATTATCAATTCGTCATGACATTAGAGTTTAGTAAAATGGCTAAATCATTATATAATATTGCACCAGTTATGAATGCATCCAATATAACAATTAATGAGATGGCATATCAGACAGAGTACAACAAACAGTTAATCGGAGCATTTGCGTAATGTTAAATTTTAAATCATTCTTAAAAGAAGAAACTCTACTAGTAGAGAAAGCACTGAGCAGTGCAGTGGACAGTGATGACAAAGGTAAGTTACACGAAATCCTTTTATCAAAACATCTACATCCAGAAACTAAATTACCTGCTCATCATCGTGCAGAATCTGAAAATGAAGACCATGCTGGCACACCACAGCAAGTGCATGATCGCTTAAAGAAAAAAATTGGCGACGCTGCATATAACGAAATTGATTCTCATGCAAAGTCTACAGCCAAAGCATTACACGATCATTTAGTACAACAGGGACATATCAAACCTGGACATAAGATTGGAAATGTTTACTGGACATCCAACGCTGACAAACCAAACAAACCTGGAGATCATGAGAAAACTACTGGCATTAAAGATGTGAACTCAAATGCAGATTTAATCGCAGAAATTCATGATAAAAATGGTAAGGTTATTGGACATCATGGAATCTCAGCAAAGTATGGAACAAACAAACAACCAAACTATCGCAATCCAGGACTTGACTCTTTAGAGAAAACTGCAAACATTGCAGCAGGTTCTTTAAATTCACATTTAAAAGTTCATGCATCAGCGATGGAAAAATTAGGTTACACTGGTTCTGCAGAGGATCGTCATGCTCAATACAAAGCAGACAATTTGGGTATTGATAAAGTAAGAGCAGAACACGCTCGTCTTTCTGGATTAATTTCTTCTGGTAGAAAGTTATCCGCAAAAGAAAAGAATACACATAAACATTTTGAGATGTTTGTTAATGCTCATGACAAACATAAGAAACCAGATGAGTTTCTACAGATGGCTGCAGCAAGAGCAAAGTCTGCAGAAGAAGGTGCATTGATTGCTAAACGAGCAATCGCCAAGAAATTTGCAGATGGTTTGGCTACACATGATGATACTAAACTTAGAGAAATTGTTAATCAGCATGTATCCGCACCAACTAAAATCCCGCACACTGTGGCACACTCTCATGTTCAAGATGATGGTTCATCAAAACCTGTAGTAAAACCTGCACATAAAATTGCTGATGAACACTTAGATAATTTTGAAAATCTTCATGTAGTTCATAATGGTGGCATTGCTGTCAACATTAAGGGTACACATAAGAAAACTGGTAAGATTATGAATGTGGCGACCATGACTATGAAGGGATCTTCTGGTCCACACAAGGGAGCCAACGGCACTTTCACTCTAGGATAATCCCCTCAAGTCTGTAGGGTTATTACAGAAAGGTGTTGTCTTTAATTGCAACTTGCGGTATAATAAAGGTATGAAAAGGTTTAGAGAATACATAGAAGAAGCGGTGGTAGAGCCGACTGGGAGTCTAACGATATTCGATATCGATGACACTCTATTCCACACCACTGCTCAAATCGCAGTTGTCAAAGATGGTAAGACTATCGCCAAACTTACCAATCAAGAATTCAACAACTACAAATTAGGCGACGGAGAGTCGTTTGACTTCTCTGAGTTTAAAGATGCTCATAAGTTCTATCATGAAAGCAAACCAATTGGTAGAATGCTGGCAAAAGCCAAAGCAATCTTGACTAACTCTATTAAGAATCCGTTGAGTAAAGTTATCATTCTTACTGCTCGTGCAAACTTTGATGATAGAGATAAATTCCTATCAACATTTCGTAAGTATGGGTTCGACATCGATAAAGTTCGTGTTGAAAGAGCAGGTGAATTAGTTGGCAATGAGATTCCAGCTATCAAGAAAGTAGTCATCGTTAGGAAATATCTACAAAGCAATCAATACGGTAAAGTGAGATTGTTTGATGACTCGATGAGTAATCTACGAGAGTTCTTAAAATTAAGAACAGAGTTTAAGAATATTAAGTTCGAAGCATTCTTCGCAAATCCAGATGGTTCAGTAAAGGTTATTAAGTGAAAACACTAAAGAATTACATCGTTGAACAAAAGAATACTCACATGACTCATGTGGAAGATCTGGTATTCGATGGTGGTGTTGATGGTACTCGTCAAGCAATTAAGTTTCTTCAAGATCTTCGTGATATGCTTGCTGGAAATTCTAAAACTAAAATTACTGCCACTGTAAAGTGGGATGGTGCACCTGCAGTTTTTGCTGGTATCGATCCAACAGATAAGAAGTTCTTTGTTGCTAAGAAAGGTGTCTTCAATAAGAATCCAATAGTTTATAAAACAAATGCGCAGATTGATGCCGATACCTCTGGCGATCTTGCTGCAAAGTTAAAGGTGGCTCTTGCTGAGTTTAAGAAACTCGGTATTAAGTCTGGTGTGTATCAAGGTGATCTTATGTTCACTGACGATAAAAAGATTGTCACTATTGATGGACAGAAGTATGTTACCTTCCATCCAAATACAATCGTCTATGCTGTTCCTGTTGGCACAGAGTTGGCCAATAAGATTATGAAAGCAAAAATTGGTGTAGTGTGGCATACTACATATACTGGCACTACATTTGAGTCAATGACTGCATCGTTTGGCAAATCAATCGTGTCAAAGATGACACCATCTGCATCTGTTTGGATGGACGATGCAAACTATAAAGATTACTCTGGCACTGCCACATTCACTCATGAGCAAACCAAAGAACTAACTGCCATTCTGTCACAGGCTGGAACATTGTTTAGTTCTATTCCTGCTGCAACTCTTAATGCCATTAAAGACAATGAAGATCTTAATATGGCAGTCAATACATACAACAACTCTAAAGTTCGTGCTGGCGAACAAATCACCGACACTCATGCTCATGTGGTTGGTCTGTTCAATTATATTCACGATAAGTATCAAGGTGAAATTGATAAACTAAAAACAGAAAAAGGTAAAGCAGGTAAAGAAGAAAAACGAAAATCAGTTTTATCTTTCTTCGCAACCCATGACAAAGCAGAGATTGTAAAGATATTTGATTTGGTTAATTTACTCGCCAAAGCAAAACTGATGATTATAACAAAGATGAATGAAGCAGGACACATTAGCACATTCCTTAGAACTACTGCTGGTTATAAAGTTACTGGTGTTGAAGGATTTGTTGCTATTGATCACCTAACTGGTGGAGCAGTTAAGATTGTAGATCGTTTAGAGTTTAGCAAGTCTAACTTCTCTGCTGATATTATTAAAGGATGGCAACGATGAAAAAACTTATAGTAGTTCTAGCATTTGCTTTATCTGGTTGTGCATTTATTTTTCCAAAGCCACATGATCCAGTAATGTTTGGATATATGGTTGATGTTAAAGTTGGATTGAGTAAGGTTACTTGTGATGCAAAACAAGAGTGGAAACCTGTAATGGAAAGAATCGAGACTGTTAAAGTCTATTCTGATTTAAGAGGTGATCCACAGGCTCCAGCATTAAAGAGTTTACAAGATGCTGTCACTAAAGCATATGATAGTAAGAGTGTTACCTTTTGTGAAAGTGTCCTAAAACTTAACAGAACTAGAGTCGATGTCGCCATCGATGCATGGAAAGGAAGAAAATGAGCATAATGAATTCTCTAAGAGAACAAGCAGGACTTGGTGGTCCAGCTGCAGTATTAGCCAACGAAATGTTAGTGATTCGTGAGAACTATGAGCAAGGACAACTAACCAAAGAAGAATACGAGTTTCTATTGCAAGAGATCGCCAGCATCCGTGCACAACAAGACTTAGCGTCAGACGAGATCGCCTGTCGTTGGATCGTTGCTGCAGCAGAAGCATTGATTGCAGTAGCGTAACTCCTAAATAATGTAGTAAAACCCTTTTTATAGATGGATTAAATGAAAGATTACAAACAGCTAATCAAAGAACTACCAGCGAAGTCTGTGGTATTCGCATTCGGGAGATTTAATCCCCCGACTATCGGTCATGAACTATTGGTTAAGGCAGTCAAAAAACTGGCTCAGCAAAGAAACGCTGACCATGTAATCTATGCATCTAGGTCACAAGATGCTAAAAAGAATCCCCTATCTGTAGAGAAAAAGGTTAAGTATCTTAAGCTGATGTTTAAGAGCACTAACTTTGCTGCAGCCAATGATCAAGAAAGAACCTTCATTGAAGCAGCAAAGGCACTGAATAAGAAGTATAAGAACATTATTATGATTGCTGGTTCAGATCGTATTGCTGAATTTAAACGATTGTTAAATACCTATAACGGTAAAGATTTTAATTTCGATACCATTGAAGTTGTATCTGCAGGTGAAAGAGATCCTGATGCGGATGACGCTACAGGTATGTCTGCATCTAAGATGCGTAGTCTTGCTGTTAAAGGTAGCTACTCAGAATTTAAGAAAGGTTTACCTTCCACTGTCCGTGACATTGATGGTAAACGATTGATGAATGACATTCGTGATGGTATGGGTCTTGAACCCATCAAAGAACAGATTGTTCTTGTTAAAGATGAACTTCGTGAGAAGTTTTTTCGTGGAGAGATCTTTAATGAGGGAGATATTGTAGAGTCCGCTGGCGAAAGATTTACTATCGTCAAGCGTGGTTCAAATCATTTACTACTAAAAGAAGCATCTGGAAACCTAGTATCAAAGTGGATTCAAGATGTTCAACCAACAGAAGAAAAAGAAGATATGAACGAAGAACTTACAGATAAAACATTAAGACCGACTGATAAGATTAAAGTCGCTCGTATTATCGCAACCATGCTTGGTGTTGATAATGCAGAGACATCCTCTAATCCAGAGAATCTTATCAATCAAGCACTGCGCAAAGTTCGCACGAAGGCACTTAATCCAGAAGCACTTCATATCCTCGATAAAATGCTTAATCTTGCCACAGAGCAAGGTATTCAATACGATGCTACATTAAAACCATCTAAGTTAAAAGAAGGTGTAACGCAGATTGGTGGCACAGATAAGATTGAGACAACTACAGATTCAGTTGTTGTGAATAAGAACAGTAAGTATAATATTGCAAAAGATATTCTTCGTTTCAATGACTTTAAAAAACTACAAAAGATGAATTCTGTTAAAGAGGAAGAAGAAATAAAAACTCCAGGACAGACAAATCAAATTGGTGGCACATTAACATCAAGTGATACTTCAGATAATCTTCGTCGTCGCAAGATTAAATATCATTTAGGCGAACAGAATAAACCTCCTCATGTAGACATGTCTGCATATGAAGATGAATCTGCACATGAGAATACTGTTGATCATATTATTAGCAGTCCAGAACATACTGAAAAACAAAAGAAATTAGCAAAATCATTTATCGATAAACTTCGTAGTGTCACTGAGCAAGATGATAGTGCAGCAAAAGAAACTGCCAAAGCAAATCTAATGGCTAAACATGCAAAAGAAAAAGAATCTCTTGCCGACAAACATACTAGAGAAAAAGAATCATTAAAAGAAGAACATATTGTTCATGTTGATGATGGTAGTAACTATGGTGACAAACCACATCCTAAAGATGTAGAGCATGTCAATGCTGGAGTTAAAAAACATGGTGGTGAATTTGATGGGCATTCAGACAAAGGTGCTTACTTTAAATTTAACTCTAAGTCAGACGCTAAAAACTTTGCTGATCATGTTAAAAAATCACCACATAAATCTGTTTATGCAGACCTACATGAAGAAGTTCAATTAGAAGAAGCGACTGTTAAGACTCAAAAGTATTCATGGGGAACTATGAAAACTGTTCATCATGGTGCTGACTTCTCTATTCCTCTGCACCCAGAACATCACCAAGCAATCGCAAAGTTAAAAGATGAGCAGGAGCATAAGTTTAAAACTGAAGATGGAAAACATTGGACTGCTCGTCGTAAAGGCGATGAAGTTCATTTCCAAGGTGCTAACAATGGTGGTTCTACTAAAGTTAAACACGCTGATCTAAAAGAAGAAGTACAAATCTGCGAAACAGCAGACGCTGGTCTTGCTGCCAAAGCAGAGAAGTCAGGTGTTTCAATTGGTACACTACGTAAAGTATACAAGCGTGGTGTTGCTGCTTGGAACTCTGGTCATCGTCCAGGAACTACTCCACAGCAGTGGGGTATGGCTCGTGTAAATTCTTACATCACTAAAGGTAAGGGAACATATCATGGTGCTGATAA